ACGGATGCGGTCAAATGTGAGTGCTTTTGCGGTGCCTGCACCGGCGAGTCGCAGTACCTTTACGACGCTGCGCAGCGCCCCCGGTCGTTGAGAGACGCGCTCGAGTAGCTTCAGTGACTCGTCGTCGTCGACCTTCCAATGGGCGGCGACCGCAGAGACGTCGCCCTTGGTCGGGCGGCGAAGGAATACCTTTAGACCGAGTCGTGAGTTAATCTGCGCGAAGCTCGCCGAACGGTTTCCGCCGCTCGCGATGCGCGCGTAACTCGTTTCGTTACCGACGAGCGCTAACCCGACCTTCGTTACGTCGTGGATGCTTCGCAGCTCCTCGATGGCGGCCATCGATAGGTGTTGCGCTTCGTCGATAATGAGCAGCCCGTGCGTGCCGCGGACCTTCGCTCGGACTTGCCGAGCGATACGACGAGCGCCACCTGCTGGGTCCTGGATTCCTAGCGACTCTGCCACTTCCTCGAGCGCCGGCACGACCGCGGCCGTTGCCGGAGTTGCAGTGGCAATCCAGACCTCGTCGTACTGCGACCGATACCAGTGTATGGTGCGAGTTTTACCGACGCCGGGCCCGCCGTAGATACTCACCATGTCGTGGTAGGTCTGCGCATACGCTAGCGCCGACAGTATCTTCTCGCTCGAAGCCGTCTCGACGAACGCCTCACGGTCCGCCGGTGCCATGGTCTCGAGGAGCCGTTGGCGACGCTCGAGCCACTGAGTCGCCGCCGTCTCGAGCGCCTCCTGGCTTTCGACATTGGCTCCTTTGAGCCAGCGTCCTAGGGCCTGGTTGCTATCGAGCCCGAGAGCCTCAGCCATCTGACGGATACTCAGACCGTCCTGCTGTATCGCGGCTTGAATCCGTTCCTGTAGACTCGCGGTGTTGTCGCGAGTGGGAGCCGTTTGCTGGACGTTCGATACGGGTGCGCTAGATTGGATGTGCTCAGACATTGGTTCTGTTCCTGTGTGTGAGAAGGCTCGACGTTGGTGTTGCAACGCCGAGCCGTTTTATTAGTCGTTAACGGCGGAGCGTCGGCGCTGCAGCCCGTGACGGGCAACGTTACCGACGTCGAGGATGAGGTTGTCGCCAGCGGCGGCTCGAGCCCGCTCTTCGCGAGTTGGCTCGACCTTGGGGCGTTCCACTGCCGGAGGCTGGACGACGCCGAACGCGGCTCTCACCACGTTGGTGGTCGGCGCTGCGGGGGTTGAGACGATGCCCTGTGACTCGAGGTGTAGACGAGCTAGCTCGGCGTCCTCGAACGTCTTAGCGGCGTCGGCTGCTTTCTTCTCGGCACGCACAAACGATCGTCGTGCCTTCTCGTGTGCGCGGGCCGCTCGCTGGTCGTTGAACCCGGTGCGCTCTTGGATGGGCGCATGACAGACGTATTCGCCATCCGGTAGGTAGACATACAGGCCATCGTAGAGGTGAGCCGAGTCGTAGCGGACGACGACCTCGGCTCCGCGGATGTTCTTGCAGCCGTCACCCCAATAGCGATTATTGAACAGGTGGATACAACCATCGGACTTACGGACCGTCACGGTCGTGGAAGCCAAGAACAGGATGCGGTGCTGCGCTTCCGACAGTCGCCGCGGTACGCTCTGCGCGTAGCTCTCGGCGAACGTCGCGTCGAAGGACCTACCGGCGCACGCTTCGGCCTTGCGACCCTCTCGAGCATTGTGTTCGGCTATCTGAACCGCTACGAGTGTGTAGAACTCGGCAATCGGGATAGCTCGAGTGCCGTAGTCGTGCGGTTTGGTACAGGGTGAATTCCCGGTGTAGGCACCAGAGCAAGCGGGATGCTTAGCGATCGTCTCGCAGAGGTCGCGCCACGCTCGCTCGATGGGCTTACTTCTTCCGCTGTAGGGCTTCGTCCAGTGTATCGTGATGCCCAGTTGTACGAGTGTGCCGCGGGCAGCCTCGGCCGTGTCCTGACTGAAGCGATACCGCGTCTGGTTGCCGCCGGTATTCGTCTTGGCGGAGAATGCTCGACCGTTGTCGAAGTAACAGTCGTCCGGGATGCCCCAGTTCGCGCACAGGTCACCTGCGGCACGACGTACTAGATCAGCCGTCTCCGAGCGGTCAATGGCCCAGGACAACAACTTGCCCGAATAGACGTCCTGGAATCCGACGAGGATTGGGCGTTCCGTTTGCCCGTCGGGCCATAACACCATCACATCGAAGCGGTGACCGTCGGCATTGACGGCTTGCCCAGCGGTGAACACCGTGCGGTCGCGCTCTTGCGCCGGATAGAGGTTACCAACCGCTTCGCGGCCCTCGCGGTGGTACACGATCGCCGTTGCTGGTACCTCAGCCTCGAGACGACGATATAGCGTGCGAGCGTGCGGGATGGGCGCCCATCCCTTGTGCGCCGCTACCGATTCCAGTCGTCGATAACACGCCAACCAGGCCGGCTTCGAGGCGCGCAGGTAGTCGCTCTTGATGAACTCCCATGCTTCCGGATGGCACTCGGCCACGTTCGCCGGTTCGCCATTGCGCGGCAGTAATACCGACTCCCATTCGGCGCGCGGTAGTCCCCTGACGAGCGACTCCCATCGCCGGAGCGTGCGTGCTGAATAGTCTGTACCGGATACGGCCTCTTCGTACGCCCGCATCGCCGAGAGCCCTTGCATCATGTGTCGTCGTGCGAGTTCGACGAGGCGAGCACGCTCGGACGCTGCGCGACGGTAGGCGTCGGGCACGGTTGGTTTCGTGTCGCGCGCCGGTTCGGCAGTGGTCGGCTCAGTCGTGACTGTAGATAACTGGCGGATGATGGCTGCTTGGGCCGCCGCCGGTAACGTAGCTAGCGGATAGACGCGCTCGGGAGGACCGTCGGCGCGACGACGAAGCTCGCTAACCCAACCGTAACGCTTCGCCTTGAGGCGCACGCTCCTTGAACTGCGCGGTACACCTGGCAGGCGCATAGCGGCGAGTTCGTTGGATGAATAGGACCGAGCCTCTGTCATGACCGCTCCTTTGCCGCCGGCGCCATCAGCGGCGCCACGAGCTTCGGGCTGGTGGCGTAAGAGAGTGAGATCTGACCGAGCTCGTCGTCGCGACGTTGCTGAGCATGCGCGGGGCAAAGGTCGAAGGTGTCGTTAGGAGCTGCGGTCGGATTGAGGTGCGAGACGTTCGGGACGACCGTTGCGCACTTGTCGCAGAGTGGTCGGTTACACGTCTTACCTGCACGCTTGCCAGTGAGCGCGAAGTCGCAAAGCTTCGTCGATGGGTTGCCGCAGACCACGCAAGGCTTGGCTTTACGTGTTCGCCCGCGTGTGCAGACGATGCCGACTCGCTTGCCGCCCATATAGAGTACGTCGCAGGGCATCACTTACCTCCGATGGTTGGTTTGTCCCACTCGGTAATAAACTCGCGAACTGCGTGAGGTGTCACCGGTCCCTCTGCCTCGAGACGACGACGTAGCGTGCGCTCGTGCGGGATTGGTGCCCAACCCTGGTGAGCCGCTACCGATAACAGTCGTCGATAACACGCCGGCCATGCCGGCTTCGAGGCTCTCAGATAATCGCTCTTGATGTACGCCCACGCGTCCGGGTGGCAATCGGTCACGTTAGTAGGCTCGCCTCCGCTGACGGGTTTGTCCCACTTGGCAACGAACTCTCGAACTACGTGAGCCGGCATCTCGCCAGTGTCGGCAGCGAACAACGCCGTCACGACGTTGTAGATGATCACATTGGACTCGATGACGTGTTTCTCAACCGAGCGAGCGCGGTCAGTGGATAGACCTCCGAACCCGGCGAGCTCGTGCGCCCATAGCTCCTCGAGCGCAGCGTTTAGCTCGTTGCGGACAGCCATGACTGCCTTTCGGGTCGCGCGAAGCAACGACGCGACGTTGACGTTATCGTTCATCATGAACCCTCCGGATAAAGCTGTAAGGCAAGTTCGGTAACCGTGTGTTGTGCATCCTGTAGGTGATGAAGCTGCGGAAGCGGCAAGTCGTCAACGTGAGCGAGTTCCGCGTAGCCGCGTCGATAAGCACGATGCGCGTTGGCAAGCTCTCGCAGTGCGTCAGTCATCTGCTCGCGCAGTGAGCCGCTCATTGGGAACACTCCGATACCGGTCCGCATACACCGTAGCCGGCTACGGTGTCGCAACAGACCTCCGAGAGGCCGCACTGCATATCACTGTCGCAACGAGACATACAACGCCACTCGTCACCGACCTCGATACATGATTCGTCCTCGTGACAAGCCCGTATAGTGCAGTGCACGGTGTCGGCGACCGGATCGACTACTTCGTTACAACCGACACTAGCGATGAGTAATAACGCTACGATAATTGTCCTCATGGTCTCCCCTTCGGTTTGTGTGAGTCGGCGCACGTGGCGGGACGCTAAAGAATCCAGATACGGACGGCGCTACCGGGAGCTTGCGTTCAGACGCGATCACGTGGTCACGCGCTGTTCGAGCAATCTCCGTGACGACTGCGTCGGCGAACGCATCAATGGCAGAGCGTGTGGTCATGCCGACTTCCGCGTTCGGCGCTGCCGATTACGCTGCAGCAGTTGCAACGCGTATATGTTATCGACACACTCCGCCAGCCGCCTTAGCCACAGGTCAACACGAACAGTGTCGCCGGAAGCTAGCCGCTTTCTGGCTGCCTCGAGCCCTTTGAGTAAAGCATCGCGGTCTTCGCGTTTCATCGCGACCTTCGTGCCGCCGTTGCGGATTTGGTCGATGGTCGGATACTGTTGCTGCGGTCTCGGCGTTTTGGCTGTGAGTGTGTGCGACGATGGTCGAGAGGCTGTCCCTCGGCGTCATATCGTTCTGGCCATAGTTCATGAGCTGGCACCCCAAGCGTGGTCGCGATGACCGACTCGACCGCGTAGGACCGGCGGTTGCGCAAGGCCAGCCGTGCCGCCTGAGAATCGTATCCGTGTGCACGACTCAGGTCCGCAAGCGTTGTGCCCATCTTACGGACGGCCGCTTTGATGTCCTCTGGATGCCAACCCCTGGTTGAATGTCCAGGATTGTCTGGCCGTCGGTTCCGTGTTTGGTTGTCGCTTCCGTTCGCCATAAGAAGACGAGTATCAAATATCTTTGATACTGACAAGCACTGGATCAAATATTTTGGATGACGTCGAGCGCCAAAAGTTGGCCGCGCGTATCGAGCTGATCGCGAAGGCCATCGGAACAAAGGCGAAGGCCGCAAAAATCGCCAACGTTTCCGTGCAGCAACTGCACAACATAACTACGGGCAAAAGCGCGCCCTCGTTTTCTACGGTTGCTAAACTCTCGACGGAGTCTGGTTACGACTTGAATTGGGTGTGGACAGGCGAAGGCGAACCGCGCCGAGCGAACGCCCCTTCGGTGCCGGTTACTCCGCCACTGATTGACGCGCGATTCTTCGGACGCCTTACGAGCGCTATCGCGAAGGCGTATTCCGAAGCCGGCGTGATTCTAGGTACGACAGACTTGGGCAGACTCGCTGCTATCGAGTATCAACAGTTGGCGTTTCGAGCCTTCGATGAGAACGAGCAGATCCAAGAGGCCGATAGAGTAAGAGATAAACATTCTCGGATGCTGGCGAATGAGTCACTGGCAGAGCGAAAACGCGGGGCCTGAGGCTGGTAGGAGCGCGTAGCGGCGCGCTCGTTATATTGGGGATGCTCGGTGCGCCCGGTTGGGATTGGTGGGTGACGCGGTTGCAGGCCGCGTAAACGCCCCTCTGATAGGGGTTCAGGATTAGGCAGTCCAGAGAGATTACAAAACGACGAAACACCAGTGGGCACCACTGCCCATTGACCGCAAACGGCAACCACTGAACGCTTGACCCCTCGCGGGGTGTTCAGTGGTGTCGTTTGTGGTCGGTCAAGCGTTAGGTTTGGGGTCTAGTGACCCCGTTTTAGGGCTTGTGGCCAATTCTGGTTAACCGTCGCGGCCCTCGCGTGCGCGCGCGAGACATCTCAGTCGATGTTGTCCGTTTGCGCGACGAGCGAACCAACAATGCATAAGGCACTCATCGTGTGTTCGTCGATCGCGATGCGTTGAGTGAACGGTACACGTCCACGCGTTCGCATTCGAGAGGCGTTGTCAGTTCGCAATGATTACCTTGAACGAATGCCTACGGACAACGCCAAACGTGATAAGTGCCACGAGTTACTCGTAACGTCGCGAGCGAATGTTATCTACCATCAAGAGCGATCCTCCCGCTATCGCGCGATTGGCGATTGGACGTACTGGTCGTGTTTGGTGTTCAGCGTTTTCAGTGTTGTGTGGCTCGCCTGGGACTCGAGTGGACTCAACGTGACGTGCGTGTCCCTAGCTATAAGCGCGTTTCTTGGGCTCGTTATGGTGCGCGTTGAAAACATCCGCTGCCGACACGTAGACCTATCGGTTCGGTACATGGTGATCTTTCATAACGCTGAGCAGATGCTCGCCGCCGAGCGTTACAACAACCTCTTGAGTCTCGTCGCGGTCATGCAAGCTACGGAACTCCTCGAGGCGCACACCGAGCACCGACCGGCGAGAGCCGCGTTTGCACGAGCCGAAGCCAAGGCTCGAGCCGAGTTTAGTGTTAGTTAGCTAGTAGCTACGACTCCGCCTTGAACGAGTGACCGCCGCGCGACTTTACTTGCGCGGCGGCTCTGTTTTGTGCACCCTTGGGGCGGCGATGGTTGCGGTGTGCGCGGTGGCCCTGTACCGCGGTGCGTGGTGAGTGTGACGAGTGCAGAGTCTGCCTCGACGCATGACCATCCTCATCGAGATATTTCGGGCAGGCCGCCACACCGCTGCGAACGGTGCGACGGTTGAATTTAGCGAGGCCGATATTGCGGCCATCGCGCGCAACTACCGACCAAGCCTACATGAGGCGCCGGTCGTACTGGGCCATCCCAAGGACAACGCACCTGCGTATGGCTGGGCGGATAGTTTGCGCGCTCGTGGCCCGCATCTACAGGCGGCGCTCGGACAGGTAGAGCCGGCTTTCAGCGAGTCGGTGAAGACGGGGCGCTGGAAGAAAGTCAGCGCGTCGTTCTACGCCAAGGACTCGCCCGCAAACCCGACGCCTGGACAGTACTACCTTCGACATATCGGCTTCCTCGGTGCTCAACCTCCGGCGGTCAAGGGACTCGCTGCCGTGCAGTTCGCCGAAGGCGACATCGGCGAGAAGGGGTGCGTCACTATTGAGTTTGCCGAAGCGACGGTAAGCACCGACGCCGAGGCTGCGGCGGCAGGTGCTGCCGACCAAATCGTCAAGGATGCGAGTGTGAAGCTGACCGACGCGGTAACGGCGACGGTGCTCAAGCTTGTCGTCGCTCGCGTTCTCGCAGACATCGTGAAGGCCTTCCCGGACTTGGACAAAGCGAAGGCCGAGACGACTATTACGGAGGCCACGACGGCGGCACTGGCTACGCCACCCGAAGGACAGACCGAAGGCACGGCGCTACAAGCCGCCATCGCTACGGTGTTAGCCGGCGCGGCCGTTGAGGCACCCATTCAGGAGGCCATTTCGGCGGCCACACCTGCGGCTGCAACGGCCGACGGTGGCGCGTCGCTAGACCACTCGGAAGCTTCGTCCCCGCGTGAGCGAGAACTCAAGCGACGCGAGGCTGCACTGCAAGCGAACGAGCGTCGGATGCGACGCACTGAGCATGAGACGTTCCTAAGGAGCGTTGCTGCGGAAGGTAAACGACTTCCGTTCCAACGCGCCGATGCACTCGACCTACTCGAGCGTGTGTCGAGCGGTGACATCATCTCGTTCGCGGAGGCTGGGCAGACAACGACGGTCGAACGAGTTAAGTCGCTCATCAGTGCGTTACCGAAGGTCGTCGACTTTAACGAGCTCTCCGGCGGCGAGATTAGTGGCGACGACCCGTTGGTCGTGGCTCGCGCGGCTCAGGACTACCAGTCCGAGCAAGAGTCAAAGGGTAATCACGTCAGTACGTCCGAGGCTGTGCGCCACGTGAAAGGGATGCGCTAACCATGTACGAGAATCACTTCCCGACTATCAATCGCACTGCGGAGGCCGCCATTGCGCCTTACCGCATCGTGACAACCGGCTCGACTGAGCTGGTCGATGTTCAGGCCGACGCGGTTGCGGATGCACTGTGTGGCGTGAACGGTTCCGTCGCGGTCGCTGCTGGCGGGCGTTATGACCTGAACGTGAGCGGTATTGTACCTGTCGAATACGGCGGGAACGTCGCGCGCGGCAACAAGCTCACCACCGACGCAAGCGGTCGCGCTGTTGTTATTGCGGCCGCTACCGACCGAGTCATCGGCATCGCCTGGGAATCTGGCGACCTAGGGACCATCGGCTCGGTCCTACTGCGTCAGTCCTAACAACCTCTACCAATAAACCAAGCAACGTCCGGGGCCACGTATCGCGTTTCAGAGCTCGTGAGCGTGGTGCCCGGGCACCACTAGACCAAGGGTCATCATGGCTGATAAGCAATTCCCCAGAGATACGCACCTAACGTCGATTGCGGTCGCGTACAAGAACCCCGACTTCACCTACATCGCTGACTCGGCTTTGCCGCGCGTGAACGTCGGAAAGAAGTCGTTCGGATATACCGAGTATCCCGTCAGTGAGATGTATGACATTCCCGATACTCGCGTCGGCGAGTATAGCCGTGTCCCGTTGTCTCGCATCAGCGGCAAGCGTGCCACGTCAGAGTGCGAAGGGTACGGCCAAGGCATCCCGCTATCGAACGACGACATCTCGGAGGCCCCGTCAGGCTGCGACCCGAAAGAGCGAGCGACAGAGCGAGCGACGAACATCGTCATGACGGACCGTGAGCGGCGTGTCGCGAATATGCTCTTCAACGCCGCCGCCTACCCGGATGCTGTGAAGACTGACGTAGCTGCGGGGTCAAAGTGGGACACTGACACCGTTAACGTCATCAAGGTGATTCGGACAGGTTTGGCCAAGGCCTACATCCGCCCGAATGTCCTCGTGTTCGGCGCGGACGCGTGGAACGCGATTGCGATGAACCAGACCGTGGTCTCCGCGTGTTTGGGTAATGACGGTAAGTACGGCGTTGCGACGCAAGAGCGGTTCGCAGAGCTCTGCGGCGTGAGTGAGGTGTTGGTTGGGCAGAGCGTAATCAACTCGGTTAAGCCCGGAAAAGTGCCAGTATTACTCCCGATGTGGGGCAGGCATTGCCTCGGCCTTTACCGCGACCGCTCGGTGGACACGACAGGCGGCGTGACGTTCGGCTTCACTGCACAGTGGGGCACGCGCGTGGCTGGCTCGGCGCCGATTGACATCGGCACCAA